TCCGGCTTCGTTCCCACGAACGTACCAGGCGCCATCGAAGCCTTGCGTGCTCCGTCTGTCATCGAGCAGCTCGGCACGACTGTTATCCGCAACGCTACCGGCTCACTGAAGTTCCCACGGGTTTCTGTGAAGGCATCCGGCACGGGCGAGGGCGAAGTTGACGCGAACGCAGCTTCAGGCATGGAGATGGACGAGCTCACGCTCACTCCGCAACGTGTGTCTGCCAAGACCGTCTACTCGAAGCAGCTCGTCCTCCAAGGCGGCGCCGAAGTGGACCGGCTGATTGCGGCTGAACTCGCTGACGCGATGAACGCCTACGTGGACGATGCTTGCTTCGACACCATCCTCGCTTCAACTGCCATCAACGTCAGCACGACCGGCGACACCGCTTTGGACGCAGCTTTGGCGTTCAAGATGGAAAGCGAAGTGCTCGCAGACGGCGGCAACCTCGCAGGCGCTACCTACGTCATGTCACCGCTCGCCTACCAGCGCGCAAAGGCTGAGGCAGCCGTGGCCAGCGTGAGCGCATTGTTTGAGAACGGCTTGTTCAACGGATACCGCGCAGTGGCCACCCCGTACTTGGTTGACGGCTTGCTCGCTGACGCATCTACCCCGGCCGGTCAAATGCTGTTCGGAAACTTTGCACAAGGTGGCATCCTTGCTTACTTCGGTGGCTTGGACATCTTGGTGGATCCGTTCACCGCAGCGAACAAGGCGCAAATCACCTTGCACGTGAACCGGTTCTTTGATTTCGACGTTCGCCAGCCTGGTGCTTTGGCGAAGGGTACGCAGTTGACCTGATTCATCTGTTTGTTTCGTTGGAAAGGGAGTGGGGCTTCATGCCTCCTCCCTTTTTTCGTTCTTCGTAATTTGCAGGCATGTACAGTTACAGCATCGACTACACCTCCACCGTCACCGCCTCGGACATCATCACGACGGCTGACCTGAAGGACCACCTCCGCGTAGATCACACCGACGAGGACGACTTCATTGAGGCGTTGCGTGAAGCAGCCATCGAGTACGTCGAGAGCTACTGCAACATCAAACTCGGCGACCGCACAGCCGTCTTCTATACCGACGCTTTCCCGAACTACCTGGAGTTGCCCGTCGGTCCGGTGCAGTCATTGTCCGGCATCACGTACAACACAGACCGCACCACCACGGTCACCCTTGACGCGACCTACTACTACTACGAGCTTGTCCGGCAGCCCGCCCGCATCAGCTTCATCAGTCCTCCACAGGTCGAAGAGTACACACACAACGGCGTGCAAATCGCCATCACCGTCGGGTACCCGGAGGCGGACATCCCTAAGGCCATCCTGCACGCCATTCGGCTCATGGTTGGACATTGGTACGAGAACCGCCGCCAAGTGGTCATGACGAAGCCCGCAGAGCTTCCTATGGGCGTTCACAGCTTGCTTAACCCGTTCCGAATCATCAGCGAGCTATGAACATCGGGCACATGGACCGGCGCATCGAGTTGCAGACGTCAACTGAGACCGTGAACACCTACGGCGAGCGGGCCGACTCTTGGGCGACGTTTGCCACGGTTTGGGCTGCCATCGTTTACAAGGGCGGCAGCGAGAAAGTGAGCGGTGATCAGGTCAGCGCCACGAACAAAGTGGAGTTCCGCATCCGTTACAGCAGCACAACCAAACGCGTGCTGGCATCTGACCGCGTGCTGTACAACAGCCAGTACTACCAAATCTTGGCCGTCGAGGAAATCGGCCGCCGCGAAGGCCTTACGCTCATCTGCGAATTGCGCGACGCATGATTACCTTGAACGACAAGCAGCTCAACCGCGAGCTCCGCAAGGCGTACAAGAAGCTCGAACGCATCGAGCAGAACATGACCAAGAGCGACAGCAAGGACATGATGAACGCGCACAAGGAAATCGGCAAGGTCTACGTGAAGGCCGCGCGTCGCAACATCAAGCCGTATCACGAGGACACCGTGGTCAAGAAAAAAGGCAAGGAGTACCCCATCGTGCGCGGTCAGCTGAAGAAGTCCATGGGTATGTGGCGGCCATCGCGCAAGCGCACGACCTACGTGGCGGGACCGCGTGCCAACGCGCCGATGAAGCAGAAGGTGCGGCAGCAGGCCGACGGATGGTTTGCGCACTTTGTGGAGGAGCGGCCTAAAAAGTTCGGCACGCCCGACCCGGACTACGTAAAAGCCAGGAAGCGCGCGCCGCAGAACCGTGGCGTATTTGAGCGCACCAAGCGCCAAGTGTACAAGGATATGAAAGTGAAGCAGGTGCGCTTGTATCGTCAAACATTGAAAAAGTCAGTCCGATGACCGTAGGCAAAGCCATTTACTACCTGCTCAACAACAGCACCGACCTTGAGGCCGTTGTGGGCACCCGCATATTCCCGGAAGTAGCTGCGCAAGACAGTGCGCTGCCGTTTGTCATGTACTCGGTCATCAGCAACGAACCAAGCGACACGCACAGCGGGCCGTCGCTGCTCGACGTTGCCCAGGTAGACGTTGTGCTGTACAACACGAGCTACACCAGCTGCGTTGACATGGGCGTTTACGTGCGCGCTGCTTTGGATCGCGTGAGCGGCACATACAACGGCGTCAACGTGCAGTCGTGCCAGTACAACTCCGAGGTCATCGACTTTGACGAGTACAAGCGCGCCTACGTCATCACGCAGAGCTACGACGTGCGCATCAGCCGCACCGAGTTTGAAATCGCCCAGGGCACACCGGTCACCGGCGCGCTGCTTGGCGATTTGTCGGACGTGACTATTACCGACCCGCTCGAAAACGACGCGCTTGTCTACGACCCGGACACAGAGAATTGGATTAACGGCATACCGACCGACATTCCGGTTATTAACACCTCCGGCAACACGCTATACGCTGGCAGCCCATTGCGTGCCGCAGGCGTGCAGGGCGACAAGGTGGAGGCGGCGCTGTGGTCACCAAACCAAGACCCGAAGTTGTTTATGGGTTTGGCTGCTGACGACATTGCAGCGAGCGAGACGGGGCACTGCCGGCAAATAGGCATTGTGCATCACTTGGATACAGATGATTTCGAGATAGGCGACATCCTTTACCCGCTTGCCAACACAATACAATTTGGCATCAAGCGCTTGGGCACTACGCCACCTGATCACCCGCTTGCCCGTGTAGCTTGTGCCATCGTCCTGCGCAAGCATAAAAACACAGGCCGCGTATTTGTTCGCACGTGGCAGCCCGCCCACGACTTCAACGACATTTCGGAGGTCAACATCGCCACCACGCCCAACGATGGGCAGGCGCTTACCTACGACAGCGCCACCGGCACATGGGTACCAGGCAATGCCACGCCGCGCCTGCTCGGTGACATCTCAGACGTTCAAACCTACGACCCGTCGCTGATCCCAGACCGCACCATCCTGCGGTGGGGCGCAGTTACGCAGACGTGGGAGCTTGTACCGCAAACGTCCGGCCTGCCAAGCGCGTACTATCTTGGCGCATACGATTCCGCGGCCGCAGCCAACCGCGTAACGGCGTCCACGGCTTCGCTCACAATCGAGCGTTACCTCACCATCCAAGGCGACGGCGAAGGCGAAAGCATCAGCGCACAGACCGACACGCCGAGCAGCGGCAACGTCATCGTGCGCAAAATTTGGTACAAGGCAAACAGCCTGGTAACGGATAAGGTGGACACGTGGACATTGATTCACACGTTTGCGGATGACACAGCTTACAGTGCAACCGAGGCTACGTTTGAGGCGCTTCTCAACGCCCAAACTTACGGCACGCCGCCATTCACCCTCGCGCAATCGTGGGAGGACGCGAGCGCGTTCGACGGCCTGCTCGACACGTACCCCGGCGCGGCGGTTGCTATTTCGCTGCGGCTGCTTGACTCGACCTACATGGGCGACGCCATCAACGTGCGGCGCGCGTCGGACAACGCTACGCAGGACATCGGCTTCGACGCAAACGGCGACCTCGACACGAGCGCGTTGGCTACGTTCTGCGCAGGAACGGACGGGTTCATCGTCCGTTGGTACGACCAAAGCGGGAACGGGAACGACGCGGTGCAGGCGACGACGAGCGCGCAGCCGAAGATTTACGACAGCGTGGCGGGGGTAGTCACGGAGAACGGTAAGCCTGCGGTTAATTTTGATGGCTCAGACGATTATTTGGTGCCATCAATATCGACAGCAGCAAGCGACTATAGTTTGCACGCGGTAACAAAAAACAGCGCTACAAATTTATTTTTATTCGATGCTTCAGGCGTCGATAGGTTGGTTTTTGACGGTCGCGGCGGTACCCGTGGCGTATATTATGACGGAAGTTGGCATGGCACAATGCATAGCGGAACATCGCAACAATTGCAAAGCATTTACGCCATATCACCAAGCAGCGGGAAGTCGTACCTGAATGGCTCGCAGATTAACACAGGGCTTTCTTATACACAGAGGCAGATTAGCGGTGTGATTGCTTTGGGATCAATTAATAGCGGTGTGCAATACAACTTAAATGGAGTTATTCAAGAATTTCTTCTTTACCCCTCCGACCAATCCGCCAACCGCACCGGCATCGAGACCAACATAAACGACTTCTATTCCATCTACTGATGCAGTACATCATCGTCCAACCCGAGG